TAGGGTTTGCGGGTTCTACCTGCTCAGACTCAATTAGCTGCACAGATTCCAGCCATGTTTCGTAATCGCGGTTGTCGCGTTTTTCTACGTGTAGGCGATGCCAACAAAGGTATGACATGTCGTCTATGCCCATGCCTGTTGACAAATCCTGCACACGTTTGCGTGATCGGCGTTCCCATGCCGCAAAATCAGCGAGCGTGATTTCTACGGTGTCAACCTGCGTTTTGCCTGCAAGTGTCAGGTACGTAATCTTGAATGTCAGTTTCATGCTGCCCCTAAAAGTGAGTTGTGGTTACGGTGTAACATCCTTGACCAGCGTGCCGCCAGTAAAGGTCACTTCAACCTGTTGCAGTTCGCCCAGGGATGCGTTCACCACGTCAAATGATTCGACGTAGCCGTTGGTAAGTTGAAACTCTGGGTTGGTGGCGCTGATTGCGGCGTCAACAGCTTTTACTGAAACGTAGGTTGCAGCTGCACCGACAAGGCTGTTTAGCAGGGCGTAGGTTTCTGACGCTGCATACGACATCAGCATTGTCAGGGTGACGGTGCAATTGGTAAGGCCGCCAACGTAGGTGCGGTTGGTTTGCCCAAAGGCTGTTGACTCAAGCGCGTCTTGCGTGGTGGTGACAACGGCGCTAACGACCTGATCGGTGATGGTGGTGCCAGGCGTGGTAGTGCCAATGCTGACTACCGGGTTGCTTAAGACAGTTGTTGAGGCCATAGGGGGTTAGTCCTTCCGTTTCTTGAGTTTAGTTCTAGCAGGTTTTGGTTCGTTTGTGGTGACAGTTTCTGTTGCGGCCAATTCAATTTGCCCTGAGTTAATGAGGTACTCAATGACGTTGCTGTCGGTAAAGGTAACGATGTCGCCTTTGTTGTGTCCGTTGAGACGGTGTGTGATGATGCGGTATTTCATGGTGCCACCTTTGTTGACAAGGTTAGTTCGTATGCAGCGAAGTCTTGTGTGCCGATTTGTACGACTGTGGGGCGGCCTGACATTAGCCCTAGTTTTGCTGCCCTAATTAGGTCGGCTAAATCGAGCAGCTTGTCTAGGGCTTTGCGGTCGCCTGGGCCTACGCCCAATATTTTGATGGTGAATTGCATCTCGCTGATGACGTTGGTGTGCATAAGAAATGAGGGTGCGTCAATGAGTACGCATGGGGGGTTGATGTTGCGTGGGTCGCTGCTAGACACCACTGGCAGCCCTGTGATGGCCTCGAGCAGCGTCAGCAGGTCGTTGTAGCCGTCTTTGAGTTCTGCGGCCATTAGGCGACCTGTGGTCGGTTAATACCTAACAGACGCATGACCTCAACGAATGAGCCGCCGATTGGCCCTGACGTCGCTAGTGGATCGTAGGCCGCATACGATTCTGACGCGCTGCCGCGCATCCGGTACAGGTAGCCGCAATACATGACGGTGCCTAGTTTGACGTCAAGGCTTGGCACAGTTGACAAGCTTGAGTCAAAATAGCCTGCTTCTTGGCGGCGTCGGTACGCAAATTGGTTGCCTGCACCTACGGCCATAGTCAACAAGTCAAAGTCGGCGCTGGGGTTGGTAACGGTAAAGCCAAGCCAATCCTCGACATCGGCAACGGTCACCCAGGTGCAGGTTGGTGTAAACGTGACGGTGCCGATTGCAGGCGCCCGTTCGTAGTCGTCGTCGGTGACAGCGAACGCAATTTGCAACTGAATCGGCACGTTGGTGTCGTACACGTAATCGCCCTGGTCGTCAACACCTAGAAAAAGATACTTTGGTATGGCAGTGACAACAAAGGTTGCGTTCAGCGTTGTGAGTGTGCCAGTAAAGCCTGACAACGTGATGCTGTTGCCAACCTCAATCGGGTTGTTTGTCAGCGTGGCAATGACGCCTACGTTGTCGGTGATTTGGGCGTGAGTAGTTGTGTAGGTTGCCATGCAACCAACCTAATGACTACGCGTAGGTGAATCGACGGAACAGTGTGCTGTCAATCATCAAAGTGGCAAAGTAGCCGCGGAATGAAATCTGACGACCCAACACTTCAGGCTTGTCAATTGCAATCAGGCCACGCTGGTTTTCGTAGATCTCAAAACCTGCATAGCGGCCAGCTGCACATCCCACGATGGCAGTTTTTGCCGTGAAGTTTTTGTCAACGACCATTGTCAAGCCAAGTGGGTTGCCATTCCAATTTGATGCTTCTTGTGTGCCGGCTGCATTGAATGGGCCAACGCTTGGGAACAATGGGCGGTTGCTGCCATCCACCAGGCCACCGAGTTTGGCCCACATTTCTGGGTCAACGAATAAGTGGGTTGGCATGATGTTTCCGGTTGATGCAATCAGTTGTGCCGCGGCGTAAATTTCGGTCAGCAATGTTGCTGCAGTGCCAGACCACGTGCCTTGATCGGTTGAGTTTGACCGCAATTGGTCGGCTGCATAGTTGTCGGTTGCATCCGCGTATTGTCCGGCCATGTCCTCTAACACGATGTTCACTGATGCTGGGTCAGTCCAGTCAACATCTTGTTCAGAAATCAGAACAGTGCCACCGAATGTCAAACGTGTAACGATGTTTGACGACACGACCATCGTTGTCGATGACAGCGTGGTGAGTTCGGTTGATTGTTGTGCGACGCTGGTGTGTGTCGTGATTTCTGGTCGGTTGAATGTTTTGCCTGCACCCAATGGCATTGCTCGAGGGCCAATTGCATTGACGACAGGGCGCAACGGGTTAAGGTTCGTGAACACGTTGCCCACAACGGGCACCGGCAACAAGCCGGGTGTATCACCAGTCGCAATGTCGCCGGCCGCTGCAGCGATTGGGTTGTGAACAGCCTGATGATCGGCAATCATGCGATTGACAGATGCGAACTTGTCGCCGCCTTGCACGTATGCAGATACCCATTCCGACATCGATGGCAGACGTGACGGTGCGCGTCGTGCCTCAGCCCAGATTGGTGTTTTTGGTGCTGCGGCTGGAGTTTCTACTTGCTCGATTGGGTCAGACATGGGTTTCTCGCTTTCGTTGATTTTTACCTTAGCAGCCGCAATGCTGTCAATGGTGGCACCCTCAAATGCAGGTTCGGCCACAATTGACAATTCACGCCAGGCCGCTTTGCTGATAACTAGCACGCCTGCGTCGTTGTATTCGGCGTCGATCGGGTCAACGCCAACTGACACGCTGTCTAGGGCGCCGTCTTTGATTAACTCAATAACGTCATCGCCTTGTTTGGTTGCGCTAATGCGTGCGGCGTAACGCATTTCTTCTTCGTCATCCATGCGGGCGGTGACGATGCCAATGATTTTGCTGCCGTCGTGTGACTCGAGCAGGCGTGGTGCTTTGCCGTCAATGGGCAGGCTGCCGGGCAAAAACATGACTTGTTCGCCGCCGCTTACTGTGGCAATGACGTTGTATGGCACTGCTACGCCTTCAATGATGCGTGACGGTGTGTCGCCTTCAGCTGCGGCGATTGCTACTTTGCTGGTTGTTAGGTAGATCATGTTCCCAGCGTAGGTCATGGTGTTGCCTCGTTTTGTGTATTAGTCGGCTATGGGTGCGCCAGGCGTGACTGAACTGCCAGAGCCAGCCGGCGCGGGCAGCGCAACCGGCTGGCCTGACAAGTCGTTGTCATACAAGTATGAGTCAACGTCAAGTTCGATGTAGCGACCGCGCGGTGTGATGTGGTTCAATGACAGCGTTTGTTCAATGCAGTCAATGTATGGTTTTGCGCCAAATAGGTAAAGGTCTTGACGTGCCTGTTGTGCGTTTTGGTAGGTCATGCCGCTGCCTGTTGGTGCGCCAACTAGGTATGGCGGAATGTTTGCAACACGTGACAGTTCTAGGGCTTGATACGTGCGTGCGCTTACCAGTTCCATTTTGCTGGGGTCAATGTTTGATTCCTTCCACTCGACGTACTCGTTTAGAGCGGCAACGCTGCTGGTCAATCGGGCCTCTGACCAGGCTGCTGCCAAGTCAGCCAACTCTTGGCCGCTCATCGGTTCGCCGCCTGTTTGTTTCAGGTACCCGGCTGGCACTTCCATTGTCGCAAATCGTTCAGCTGCTGCGTCTAAGCGTGTTGCGGTGTTAATTGCGCGTGATCCAGTGAACAGCAACGCTGGAATTGGCGACAAAAATTGCACAACGTCTTTGGTGTCTAGTTGTATGCCCTGGAAATAAATTTGTGATGACGGCCCCCACCATTGTGGGCCTGCTTGATCCCATGTGGTGACGTCGGCTGCAGGTATCCAAGTAAATGCGCTGGGGAATCCTGCGGCGTTGCGTTCAGTTACCACCCAAAAGGCTCGACCGTAGAACATGAGGTCGTCGGCACAGAATGACATGATGAAGTTGCGGGTGACGTTCGGGTCAGGGTTCTGAAACCATGCGTCGGGTGGCAGGTTGATGTATTCGTAATCCTCGCCATCCCATTGCCGGCCGTATTGCGTAATTTCTAGGCAGCCAATCATGCCGCAAATAAGGTCGCGTGCTCGACTGATGGTCGGGTTGCGTAGCG